CGTCAATGATGAACTCAGTTGCTTGGTATTTGTTTGTGGAATAGTGTTCACCGTAAGTAGCATCAATATAATCTTGGATTTCGGCAATCAGGTTGCCTTCATTGTATTTATAGGAAATGCTCAAGTGTTGCCTGCCTTTCATTCCAAATTTCATGCTTTTTCTGATAATTGTTTTGAAACAAGAAATCAGTGTCTGCAAATTTTCTCTCACCATCTAAGACGGCTTTGATTTCAGTTGCCATATCTGTCGAAGTTTGAAAATGCACGTTTTGACAAATATGATTAGTAGATCTCGAAGGATTTAGTAATTCATAATCACTCGGTAAACCCATAATAGTCATAGCTTCTCGATAAGTTATATATCTATCTTCATATGGATGAGTGAGCATGTTTGGATAATGACCTACAAAAGCGCCGATATAATCCTTTGGCACTATAGTTCCGCGGCGCATGATGTTATTACCATTAGCAAGCTTGAGATATTTTCTCTCACACTTTGGAACTTCTCTTTCATATCCTTCTTTTTCCATCCATGCACCAATTTCACGATAGTCTTTTTGATATACATCTGTTAAGATAGACTCCACATCATTACCGCGAGATGGTTGAGCTTCGAGTATGTTATAATACTCTTTATGAGAAGCTCCATCGAGTACTTCCTCTAAAAGATAACGATAATATGGATCATCCTTAGATGGAGTTCCTTTATTAATTGGTTCCATCTGGAAGTTACTTGTCACATTGGCAATAACTTCTTCGATCCTTTGATGCGGCCGTTCATAATAATTTAAGATGGGCGTCTTTTCACCAAACTCTTTTTTATTCCAAAAGAAATAAAACGATCTCTTACGAAATTGTGCGACTCCATGCGATAGGTTCTTAGTAAGATATACGCTCATGCCATATCCATTATCAAGAGAGATTTGTCTCAACTCATCGAGCATAAACTTACCAATCTTACCTACGAGCGCTGGAGCGTTTTCACCCCAAAAAACGAGTGGCTTTACCTCACCAAGAATGTAATGAGCTGTCTTCCTCATCCACTGATTATTCTCGTTGTGAGCGCCGGGCTTAGAATGATATTGGCTTAAACCAGCACATGGACAAACAGACGATACAACGTCTACTCTTCCAGGGGCCGAACCTCCTTCATCAAGTACGTGATAAGGAATCTCGTTATTATAATAATTAAGTAAGTGTGATTCATTATCCTTAAAAGCTGAATAGCTTAAAATATATTCTGGTCGGTTACCCCACACTTGGTCAGAGGCGAGTAATTCACCGCCAATAAGGGGAATGATAGCTGCGTGTTTCATGATAAAAAATCTTCTAAGTTTGTTTTCTTTATGCCATTATACTCTAATCCTTGCCAATAAGGATAGTACTTTCTCGAAAGATGAACTGACTTAGGCTTTTCCATAACTTTAAAATCCATCTCACCTTTCTCATTATAAAATTCTGGAGTGATCCACTCTTTAAATTCAATATCAGTGTTTTTTGTCTTTAACTTCATTTGTTCATTGAAATATTTTCGAGCATTTGTTCTCTCTTGCCAAGAACCCCAGAATGGTTTACCATCATAGAATCCGCTCTTAGGTAAAGTTCTACTTTCATTTTCAATAGGTAACAGCTCATAAATCGCCTTTGATTTATAACTCATCTTGCTTACCTGATCGATATATCTATTTACAAGTTTATCTATAACTTCATGAGTGTTTTCAAGGCGACAAACATGATGACGAATATCGATATTACCAAAGTAAAATTCTACATGATTTACATTTGGAACTGTAATAAATGTTTCAAGACCTTGTTCTAAAGCTCCATGTAGTGTTTTAAATGGAACTGAATTTACGTTCCAACCTGGCCGATACATACAGATAGTGTGGCTATCGCCGGCAACTAACTTATCCCAAGGCCCGATTGGATTAATTGTAATTGCTCTTTCTTGTATCTTTTTGAGATTCTCAATATCAGTATCATAAAAATCACGGACTGTCTTATTTGTAAAATCCGGATACTTTTCTTTGAATTTAGTAAGTTTATTATTCAACATCGATGCATAATCAGGCATATCGTATGGAACTGAATAAACCTCGCCTTTGAACTTAGAAATATTTCTAATATTATATGCGTGAGGAAAGTGTTTCACTCCACCAAAAAAATTGAGATCTTTTGAGTCAGCTGGCCTATCATTACCGTGATAAATGTAGAGTCTATCGTATTCATTAAAGTCTTGATACTTATTTTCATCAATAGCGTTTTCACCCTGAACATTTGATCGTGACATGTTAATATCAATATCAGCACAGTGGCCAGACTGCTTGAGTATGTCTGCATATATCACACCCTGGGCAGCGCGGTGTGAGTGTACCTGAAATGAAATTGGTATAAATGGTGCTGCAATTACGCTCCGCATAGAAAATCCTCTAACGTATTTTGTGAAGTCTCTATTCGAGACACTTTACGCCTATCACAGGCTTTTTTATCATTTCTAATTTGTAAATAGATTCCAAACTGACAAGATAAAACTTCAGTTCCGTAATATTTTAAACTATCTTGCTCTTGTGTAAATATACCATCAATATTATAAGCTTTTTCATGAAACTCAACGTTTTCAGTAAGTCCAATTTCGTCACTATTTTCTCTTAAGAAATAAATTGCTTCATCGTATAATTTCTTTGGCGCTTCAGGCCAAAGTTTTTGAATAGTATACCTTGCGCCGGGTCCTGGCGCTACAAATCTTTGATCGTGATGATATTTTAAAAATGGTAGTACACTCGTCGACGCGCCACAATGAAATCCATAATATTCTCCAATTCCTCTTTGTGTTGTGAGAATATCATAAGCTTCTTTCATAGAGTCAGTTTTTAATAGCTTTTCGCCGATACCATTATCTCTAAAAGACGCGACCCATTCAAGAACATCAACTGGATGAAATTCCCTCTGTGGGTTAGCTGATTTTTGTCGACAATAGTTTCTTGCACCGGTTTGAATCGATGTGTGTAATTCAGTTGTTCCCCAAATTGGTTTGTTATTTACCTTAGATTGGTAGTCAATTGTCTTGCGATAGAACTCAACTAGATCATCATCGCCATCTGCAATACGATCAAAATCAACAAAACAATCATTTGGATCATCAGAACCAGTTACTGTCTGATGTACGCCTCTTGCTCCATAAAAGTGAGAGATAATCGTATTGCCAAGAATATTAAAATGAGACATATCAGCTTGCGCAATATTTTGCGCTATATATCTCATTCTATCGTCAAGTGTTATTGTCGGATGAAAGTATTCTACGTCTTTACCAAGACCATAATCTTCTTCACCGTCGCGATTAAGTGATTGGTATTCTTCATCTATATAACCAAGATTAATGCAAGCGCGTTGATTCACTTTATAGAGAAACCAATTAAAGTCTATCATCAAGTTTTTATCATAAGACCACCAATCATAATTATAGTTCATTATAATTTCCAATTTGTATCACATTAACAGTGCTTGGACCGTAATTCTTAATCATTTCAATTTGTATTGGATCATCTTCAAAATGCCTAGCTACGATAGTACCACAGTCATAAAGAGATGTCAATACTTTTGCTTTGTGTCTTCCAGAAGTTGCACGACTATAATCTTCGTGCGTGCGAGATAGAGGATTGAAAAACACAAAGTTATTTACGCCCCTTCCACGAAGTATACTTAATGTTTCTTCCTTTTGAGTGTATGATCTACCAGTGATGATTACATCGTTAGGGCCTGGGCGAAGACCCTCATTATCTTCGCCCATTATGATAACCCCATCAATATCGTAACTATTTACAACGATCATTATTCGTAGTCTGTGCTTCCAGCCTGAAAAGTATACTGTAACTTAGAGGCCTTTGGTGAGTTTTTACTTAGCTGAATACTAGTAAGATTTGTAAGTTCTCGTCGAGCAAGAGCGTCGCACTCAAACTTTGCGTCTTCAGTCTTTAACTGAAGAGGAGGCGTTTTCTGAGTCCAAGCTGATGGGCCACGAAGATAACCTACAATACCCATCTCAGACGCAACTTTACAGAAACGAATAGCTGATACCACTACACCACCAGAATTTGGTGAGTCTTGGACAGACAGTCGAGCAGTGAGCTCGTATCGAGCGCCACCAAAACCATATGCAACAATATCAAAGTTTGCAATCTTGTTATCTGATCCAACATAAGCTGAACCAGGCTTTTGTAGTACTGTTAACGATGGTCCCGCGTACAATGTCATACCAGCAGTTGGTTCATCGCGAACTACATTCTGTCCTTTCAACACGTTCTCCTTAGAGACATGCTTGTCATGAAGTCTTTCTTGTTTTGCCATATTCAAGAAATCGCAGTTTGCAGTACGTCCAGTTCTAATATTTTCTTGGCCCTGTGTAGAACCAGCCGCCATATTCATCTGAATATGTTGAGTTACCATAAGACCGGAATCAATCATAGCCCCCTGCAGTACTTCACTCATACGTGATGCTCCCCATGCAGACCGCATGTCGTTACCAACGATAGTAAGACCATTATCGATAAACTTCTGTTCAATAATCTTGGTCGTATTAGTATCAATGAGAGTAGGAATGCAGTTTACAAAATGCACTTTAGCAGCAAGTGCTACATCCACGTAAAACTTAGTGGCTTTTTCAGAACCAACGGGCAAATAATTGATGAGAACATCAACTTCACTCTGCTTTACGATCTCAACGATATCATCAAATGACTTAGCTGATTCAGCGCCAGTTCTAAATGAAATATCTTCTGGATAATCAAGCATGTGTGCTGCAACACCATCAAGCTCTGGACCAGAATATACCATAGCTTTTGTCGCGACACAAGTATCATCGATCTCGTCAACATGATACATAGCGCAGTTTGGTTTAGCTCTTAGAGCGTCTTTAAGTGGATGATTCACTTTGCGGCGGTCAACGTCAAAACCAACTACAAATTGAATATCGTTGACTGTGTATCCACCAATATCTGGATACATGAGTCCAATCGTATCTGATGGATTAGTAATATAATATTGTACGCCTTCTACGAGAGATTGAGCGCAGTTTCCGACACCAATAATGCCGACTTTAATCTTAGACATTTGTTTCTCCTTTTATGTCAGTTTATTAGAGTGAGAGACCTTGACTGGGAGTTCAGAGTAGCTCACTAACATACTCATTAAGTTCACTTAGTTTTTGTTTTTCATATTCCTTGTTGTTTAGTAACCTATTCAACCCACTTGGATGTGGCATTTTCAAATGATCTTTATCCAACTTAGTGAGAACTTCAGATGCTACATTACCAAGTGCTACTATAGTGGTGTGATTATTTATACATCGCGAAACATATTCATAATCGATATCTGTTTTTTTAAAAGATCCTTGCTCGTTGTATACGTTCATAAATCCATAATATGTTACACCAACACGTTCCATCCAATTTTCAAGTCTCTTAAAAGTACCACAATAAAATACTTTAGATGGATTCATTCCAACTACTAATACTGATTTTTTCATATGTCACACCAACTTCATCAAACATTTCAGCAGTTTCTAAAAAAGATTTAGTCCACTTCAAAGGGATATCATCTTCATCTTTTGGCATCACAACGTGCTTGATACCAACTTGAATTACACCCTTTGCACATTCACTGCATACAGGTAGGCCCCATACATATAGTGTAGCGCCTTTCAGTGATACTCCATTGTGAGTTGCGTTATATATGCAGTTCATTTCAGCATGTACTACAAACTTATACTTTTCTTCACGATTTGTCAATCGATATTCTGAGTCATTAATACTTCTTGGAAATCCATTATAACCCGTAGCGAGTATCTGACCAACATCACCGACTGCAACAGCTCCTACTTGAGTAGAAGGATCTTTGCTCCAACTTGAGACAAAACGCGCAAGCCCAAGATACTTTTCATTCCACGAGCGAGAAATGTCGTTCATATACATGCAAGCTTCCTACGTTCCAAATAATTTTTCGACCATCGCATCTGAGAGCATTTTCAAGCAATGAAGCAACGTAATCTTGCCAGGCAAAGTCATTACGATAGCCAAACACTACATCGTTAGATCTCATTTGAACGATGACGTTGAGAACATCATCTCGAATAAGATACTGCACAGCATTCGTACACATGAAGTCAGACATACCATTTCTATTATAATCTTCATGCATAGTTGGCCGAGTGTATATCATTACAGCTCGACGAGAGTCTCTATTATTAAAGAGCTCATTGTACACACGCCAATATTGGCCACGATTGTGCCGACCTTTATTTCGCATAACAGTATCAGAACTATCGATCTCATCTGACCAGATACACCAACCGTAGTTCGAGTTGATATATCCATCTTTGTCGGCGACCATCTTCCATATCTCAGGAGTCTTCCCTGGAATATCATTAACATTAAGTGACTTAGATTTATACCATGCAAGTTCGCGCTTGATATAGTCATCATTAAGTTTACCAAAGATAGTTGGCTCGTCTGCGTGAAAACTTGCGCCGACAAGTTCAATGGTTTTTACACCTGTCTTGTCGGTCACAAAGTTTTCAGCAGCAAGTTCGTCGATAAAATATTGACGAATGTCACTTACGCTTTGCATTAAACATATCCCTATCTGGATCCTGGCCTTCCATCTTTCCTCGCATATAAGACACTGCAAAAGATGCGTAATTAATCATATCCTTGTAAGTGTCTTCGAGAGATTCGAAGTTAGGATCACGACCAGACTCAATAAGAGAAGTGGCTCGTTGAAGCTTACCAATAATAATATCATGGATAGTATCAACACCACGACGATAGTGCATCGCCTGTAAAACGCTTGAGTTCTCAGACTGATAGTCTTGAGACTTCTTGAGTTGTAGGTCGATACACTCTTGAAGAACTTTCACTGATTCTTTATCATCTGTCATTTTATTCTCTACTCTACTTTTTTCCCATTCACGAGCTAGGCGGTTGCCGTTGCGGCCGTTTTCTTTACGCAGTGGCAACTTTTTGAGGTTTCCTTTTCGAGCTTGAATTTGAAGTTGACTACTGACGCAGTCTTCATGTTTATGATTTCTTGGAACACGCATGTGGTTTTTAATCTGGCCAGTAGTGAACGTATTCGGCATCTCTTCAATTGCTGCTCTAGTTTCTGCTGCAACACTCATAACTTACCTCCATTGTGAAATCTTGGATGAGTTAACCTGCAAGAACCTTGCTGTATCATTATCCATACTAACAAGTTTTTTGCAAGATGTCAATGGATAAGCACGAACTTTTCCACCGTCATTCCTACGAGCTTCATTGAAGCACTCTCTGTGATTTTCAACGACATAAAGAGCACAGACTGAGAGCGGCTCGGTATCCATAGGAACTCGAATGATATAGAAACGATCTACCTCATCAAGCTTCTTGAGATTACCACTCTGCCAGAAGCTTTGTGTCTTACGATTGAGACGAATGGTCTTTACCTCATATCGTTCAGAACCTATGGTACCATCTTTTTCAGAGTCCCACCAGTCATCAGTGCGAATAGCGCCTTTAATTTGTTCAACGACGATTTCTTCACCGACGTTTCCAATCTGAGAACGTATATCCATCAGACACTCCTATAGTGCTTGTCCCACGCTGAACCATGCACACGATAACCGGTGCCAGCCATATAAGTGGTCCACATGATGCGCGTCACTTCAGCTGAAGTGGGAGCGTGATTAATATCATAAACTAGGCGATTCAATCGAACTGCTTCAGTTTCTGATTTCTCTAAGATCTCTAGGGCTAGAGTCTTAGCTTCATTGAGAGGCTTCTTGTCAAGTGTACGGAGAACCTCAAGATCAAAGACGTCTGATTTATTTTTCATATCAGTAACTCACTTGTCCATACGGGTAATCAACGACCGTGTGTACGTAGATATCCGCGTAACGTGCGTCACCTAACAGGATACGCTGGTGCGAACCAGGATAAGACTTACCAGTATGCTTCGAGCGATACTTGATTGCGTTCGGATTATTCTTTCCAAGGCGCCCATTGGCAGACACCTTAACGCGAGAATAAACGAACCGCTTCAGCCAGCGCGCATATTGACGTGATAGATCGTGTTTCTTGTTGAACTTGTTAAGATCAGACATTTCCTTGCGGAAAGACTTAAGCCATTCCATGTCATCTTCTGACTGGAGGTCTACAGTACGAATATATGCTTCTGTGCGTTTCATGATATTTTCTCCTCAATCATCATATATACATACTACCACAATTCGTTAAATATGTAAACCTTTTTTTTAACTTTTTTTCAAAAAAATATAGTACAATATCAATCACTTAGGAATGATGCCATGATTTTCCTTATGAGAAGGATTGGTCCAGCCCTCTGGTTTGATGAGATCTGGCAGACCAAGAGGATTCGGCCGCTCTGGCTTAACTCCAACCTCTTTTGCCATATTCGCCTTAAGAACCTCATCCCATGCTTTATGGGCATCAACTCCGAAAGCGTCTAGGGTGCCAATTGCCACAACGCACAGATCAATAAGACCGTCAACTACTTCTTCTGGATTTTTGTCTAGAATAGCACCGGCTCTGGTCTCATCGAGTTCTTCTTGTAGGAAGTTTAATCGAAACTCAAGATATTCTGATAGCTTATCAGGATTGTTCTTCACCCACTCGTGCACACCATACTTAGTGTGCATATCATTCATATCCTTAACCCAATTACTGCTCATTTTTTTCTGCCTTCTTTCTGCGTCGTATCATCATTTTGTAAGATTTGCGAGCTTTATCAAGATTATACCTATTAGCTCGTTTAGTATATAATATACCTTCTAAGTGATCATATTCATGTTGAATCGCTCTTGCAGTCATTCCACTATATTTTAGCGTAGCAACTTCGCCATACATATCTGTAAATCGAATTTTTACTCCTGCGGGTCTCTTGATCTTAATATACAGACCTGGATAACTTAAGCAACCTTCATCATAGTATACCATCTCACCGAAAGTGTCAACAATTTTTGGATTGAACATCGCGATGGTAGATTCCTTATTCGTTGGATCGCCGACTACAAATACCGATAATGGTATTCCAACTTGTGGAGCAGCGAGGCCTATTCCATTATTAAGAATCATGGTCTCAGCAAGTTGTTCTGCTAACTGCTTCGGATCAATTTGAGAATTTTCAAAATCAAAAGCTTCAGTTGATTTCTTGAGAATCGATTCGTTTTTATTAACTAACACATAAACAGCCATCATACATTCCTATATTCATAATTATCAGTTACTTCGTTTTCACTCAGTGTAATAGCACCATTTGAATGATGGAACTTTCGAGCCATTTCAGTCTTTGGACTTAACGTAAC